GGTGCGCGACCTGTTCATCTTCGTAAACCCAGCAATACAGGCACTTGCCAATATGTACCGCATGGCAACGAACCATCCGCTGAAGCTTGGCGCTGTAACCCTTGCCTTCATGGCTGGTGGTGCTATGATGCCAGTCATCAACCAGTGGCTTCTCAATATGTTCGGAGGCGATGATGATAAGGATGCCTACTGGAACCTGCCACCTTGGGTACGTAAGAACAACCTTGTATTCTGGGTGCCAGGAACAAAGTACTTCTTTACCATACCTTTGGCTCAGGAGTTCCGCGTGTTCTATGGTGTGGGTGAGATGATGGCAAGCAGCGTGATGAGTCATCCTCATCAGAACACTGCCGTTGAGATCATCGAGAGTGTTGCCGACCTTGTGCCCATCAACCCGATAGGCAATGGTGGTAATCTCGTCATAGATTTCCTGCCGACGGCAACACAGCCCATCCTGCAGATAGCTTTCAATACCGACTTTACAGGAAAGCCTATCTGGAAGGACAACCAAGGCAATAAGTACGCACCGATGTATGAGAAAGCCTATGCCAGCACTCCACGATGGATGACGAAGGTAGCAGACGGCATCAACAGACTTTCAGGAGGCGACGAGGACAGCCGAGGATGGATAGACAGGAGCAAGGCAGGCTCATATCTTAACAACCCAGCAATATGGAACCATCTGTTGCAGGGCTACTTCGGAGGTATGTACAACACCATTGCTAAAGGCTTTGACGTGATGACTACCGTAGGAAGCGGTGAGATGCCCAATGCCTACCAGATACCTATCGTGAACAGGTTTGTCAACAGTCCTTGGGAGCGTGACAACTCAGGAGCGCTGGGTGAGGACTACTGGCAGCTCATCAACGACAATGACGAGTTCCTGCATAATATCAGCAAGAAGAGAAAGCGCGCTAAAGACGGAGATGCTGAGGCCCAGGAGAAGCTCGATGAGCTGATGAAGAGTGATGACTACAAGCGTAGCCTTGTCATCAACCAGTACAAGAAACTGATAGATAACCTACGTAAACAGGAAGCTGAGGCTAGCGACAAGGAAGAGCGCGCCCGCATCAAACAAGGCATATCGTTCTACAAGAATGGACTGATGAAGGAGATAGCTGACATCGACAAAGGCAAGGACCCCTTCGAGAATGCTAAGATGGAGTTCGACAACAGCTATGATGCAGAGTATCGCAAGAGTATCGCCCTACGTATCGCTAAGGAGGCAGGAGCCGATAGAGACCCGTATGGTAACAAACCAACCAGTGACCCTGCCCGTCTGTACCAGCAGCTACGCACAGCCGATGATGTCTATGAGGATGCCAAGTTTGCAGCCTACCAGTCACAGCTCAAAGAGCAGGGCAACGAGGCCCTGGCTGACGAGGTAAGCAAGGCGCGCGCAGAGCTGCACAGGGAAACGCAGTATCTTGAAGAGGGCTATCCCGATGACAATGCAGCCATCATGGAAGATATCCGCACCGAGAGACGTAGGCTGATGAGTGTGTATGGCATCAGGTAACCGATAAAAAAGAGCACGATAACGTTATGACTAATTTTGCAACAAAATAGCAGATATGGCACAGGAAGTACTATTATCAATGAAGAAGGTGCGCCCCCAGACCACCGTAGACAGCGTACAGGAGTCGCGCAAGTACAGTGGGCGCAGAGCCTTTGACGTGCTGTTGGAAGCCCAGCAGTGCTGGGATAGCATGAGCCGTTTCCGTAGGGACCGTGAGCGTAACAAGCGTTATACCTATGGCGACCAGTGGGGAGACATCATCACTGTTGACGGAGAGCAGATGACGGAGGAAGAGTATATCAAGAGCCAGGGCAGTGTGCCCCTGAAGAACAACCTTACCCGTCGTCTTGTCCGTAACGTCCTTGGTGTGTATCGCTCACAAGGCAAGGAACCCATCTGTACTGCGAGAGACCGCGACGAACAGAAGATTGGCGAGACGATGAGCATCATCCTGCAGTGTGTCATGCAGATGAACAGGATGAGTGAGATACATGCTCGCAGCTTTGAAGAGTTCCTTATCAGTGGCTTCGTAGTACATCGTAAGTGGTTCGGATGGAACAGCCATAATAATAAGGTGGACTGTTGGACGGACTATGTGCAGCCTAACAACTTCTTCATCGACAGCAACATGCGCGACTTCCGAGGATGGGACTGTTCGATGGTTGGCGAAGTACATGAGATACCTTTCGGAAAGCTGGCAGAGCAGTTTGCCAAGACTCCCGAAGACTATGAGAAGCTGAGACGCATCTATCATGAGGCAGCAGACCGCAGAGCGATCCAGCGCGCCTATGAGCAGTTCGGATTCAGCCGTATCCATAACTACGACTTCCTGTTTGTCAGCGACCCCCGTCTGTGCAGAGTCATCGAGGTATGGCGCAAGGAGCAGAAGGCTCGTTACCGCTGTCATGACTATAACAATGGCGAGGTCTTTAAGGTTGACGCAGAAGACTACCAGGAGCTGGTAGAGGACGTTAACCAGTCGCGCTTGCAGCGTGGCTTTGCAGCAGGCATGGCACTGGAGGACATTCCGCTTATCAAGGCAGAGTGGTTCGTCGATGACTACTGGTACTATTACTACCTGACACCATTCGGAGATATTCTTGACGAGGGAGAGACACCTTACAAGCACAAGAGCCATCCGTATGTTTTCAAGGCATATCCCTTCATTGACGGAGAGATACACAGCTTTGTGGCTGACGTGCTGGACCAGCAGCGTTATACCAACCGTCTTATCACGATGTACGACTGGATAATGAGAGCCAGCGCAAAAGGTGTGCTGATGGTTCCTGAACAGGCACTGGAAGGATGCAGCATGAGCATTGACGATATTGCAGACGAGTGGACGCGCTTCAATGGTGTCATCGTATATAAGGCCAAACAGGGCATCAACCCGCCACAGCAGATTGCCAACAACTCTACTAACATCGGTATCAACGAGCTGTTGCAACTGCAGTTGAAGTTCTTTGAAGACATCAGCGGTGTGCATGGAGCCTTGCAGGGTAGGGAAGGAGTCAGTGGTACCAGCGGTGCACTGTACCAGCAACAGCAGCAGAACGCTGCAACATCATTGCTGGACTTGCTGGACTCATTCTCTATGTTCGTAGTGGACGGAGCCTACAAGGACGTGAAGAACATACAGCAGTTCTACGACACCAAGCGCGTGTTCAATATCGCAGGGCGCTCAGGACAGACCACAGAGTACGACCCAGAGAAGATGCAGGACGTGGAGCTGGATTTGAGCATCACGGAAAGCACCTCTACGGCAGCATACAGAGACTTCGCCAACGAGTTCCTGATGAAGATATGGGAGCAGGGGCAGATTTCCCTGGAGCAGATGCTGGAAGTTGGAAAGTTCCCATTTGGCGACCAGTTGCTGCAGAGTGTCAAGGCACAGAAAGAGCAGCTGGAACAGGGACAGGTACCCGACGCATTGTCACCACAGCTACAGCAGCAGGTGGCACAGGGAGCCAACCAGCAGGCCGTCGACCAGCTATATGGTGCCATGCGCAAAGTGGCATAAGAGATATACCGACTCCGTGTCGGCTTCTGATCAATCCTCTTGTAATGTTATGTCGAGGGCAGTTACTTACAACTGCCCTTTCTTTTTGTCCTTCCCCCATGTACATGGTATGTAGCCAGTGGGTCATGGGAGAGCGTGGCAATACCCGTAAGGTCAGCCTTTTGCTCCTTTTTTGTTCCGCTTTGCATCTTTCTTCCTCATTTTTTCAGCTTTTCGCCAGGTGGTAATCCATTCGTAGTATTTCTCAGCCCTTTCCTTGCGGACGATAGCGGGCATCCTGTCCGTACCGTTGGCATAGGGTGTGTGATAGAAGCACTCACTACGTAGCTGGTTAAGCGTTACGTCCTGTGAGATGTAGTGCTTTCGCTTCAACAGACGGAAGTTCTTACGGTCCATGATGACGAGCTTGCCATCGAGTGACGGCATGACATAGTAGCGGTCACCATCCTTGGCATGATGCTCGTCGGCTGTGTTCACTGCTTCGCGTAGGCGAAGATAATCTCTGAAATGTTGGATGAAATTATACATAATACAATATTTAAGAATTTATACTGGATTGCTTTGTAGCAATATATTAGCTTATTGTGGCAGCGGAAACCGCTTTTTTCTTTGTCCTACGTGACTTGATGCGTCGTGGTACGATGGTAGGCAGTGGCATCTCATAGAAGCAGATATGCAGACCGATGGCCCTTGTCATCAGCAGGTCGTCATGCTTTCCAGCGATAGCACCAAAGGCACCATTCTGTTTCTTCTCATAGGTAAGGTATTCATCGATGCAGCGACGGTCACGTTCTACATACAACGTCTCGCGGATGACCTTTACCAGTGTGGAGATGATGACAGGCTTCGTAGCCACGTTGGTATGGAAACCGTATTTCTTGGGAGCACCCTCCGCGATTTCCTCAGGAGACTGCTTACGCTCATAGAGATTGGGATATACGTCCTTTATCTGGTTGAGGATGAAAGCAGCCTGGTCGCCATCGACTGTGCGGTCCTTGTCTTTCGTCTCCAAGGTGTTGGACTCGATGACCAGCAGGGCATCGTCATAGAACGCTGCTATCTGTGCAGCCTTCCATGCCAGCAGGTCGTGGTCGATATGTCCGTACCACTGGGCTACGACAGTAGGCTTGTCGCCATCCATCATATACAGACGGTCAAAGACCACGATGACAGACCAGTCGGCTTTTCGTGAGCGTCCTCCAATATCCACTACAACAAGGTAGCGGTTCATGACCTTCTCATCCTGTTCAACCTCAGGGAGTGCCCATATCCATAGCAAGCCCTGATGGTCCTCACGGAAGCGCAGCTCT